ACGTCATCGTGGCGATGCCACATGACGAAACACACTTCATAGCGTGGAGGCATCGCTTGTTCATCCTTTCGAGGTAGTCCGTCCGTGCCGCTCACAGACGCCGCCAGGAGCGTAACTCGCTTGACACGCGAATAGCAAGCCTGACAGAGTGACGGCCCGGTGAATGGGTCACCGGGCCGTCAGGTGCGCGAGGCGTTATGTCGCGCGGGAGGACACGGGATGAACGTGACCATGCCACCATATATAGGGCTTTCGCACTCGGAACGCAACAATCCGTTGGTTTGTAGTTCATTGGCGCGTTCCGCGCGCGACGCTCGCGCGCCCGTGGCGTGCCCCTATTGCCAATGTGTTTTTCGTCCCTGGCGCCACGATCAAAAGTATTGCCACGCCAAATGCGGCAACAGTTATCGCACGGGCCAACGCAATAAACGCGCCCGGTATGTGTTGCGTTACATGGAACGTCACGCGCCTCTGGCGCTCGCGAAAATCGTCTCCCGGCTCGGATTGTAATGGCTCTTTTCGACCGTCTTCGGCGCGGCGCGTCCGCGTTGTTCGGCTGGTTTCGTGAGAAGGGCACGCGGCGGAGCTACGTCGGCCCCACGGGGGAGCGTCTGTCGCGTCGCCAGTATGACAAGCTGGTCGCGGCGGCGGGCGGTAGGAAGTCCAAGGGCGCCATCACGACGGCCGCCAGGGACGCCGCCGAGGCCCGCGTGAAGGAACTGGCGTCCAAACGTCGTCCGAGCAAGCGCGCGGTCGCCAGGGCCACCGTGGAGCGGGACGCGTTGCGGGCGGCGCACGGGAAGCATTGGGCCGCTCAGGCGGGCCAGCGGCGCTATAACACGGCGTTGGAATTGTATGTTCGCCGGGAGCGCCGAGCCGGACGAACCATGAGCAAGCGGACGGCCCGGTCTTCGGATGAGTTCAAGGCGATCATGGCGGCTTACAAGCCTGAGAAGCCGCGCAAGCGGGAAAGCCCGGACGCGCGGCGCGCGAGACAGAAGCGCAATGAGGCGCGACGCGAAGAGGCATTACGGTTACTGGGCGACAGGCACGGCGAAGAGTTCCGCGAAATTTATAAAGAGCTAGACATTTCCGTTTTGCATGACGATGAGGACGAGGAGGACGAGGAATGACCATCATTGAGATAGTTGACGCCGATCCTAAGTGCGAGCGTCGCATGACGAACCCTCGGATGGAGGGCCGCGCCATTGGCATACACACGTTGGACGGCGCGCGATACCTTTATCTGTTTGAGGAAGGCAGGGCGCTGCGCATGTTGTCGCGGCGCGAAATCAAGTCCTGGTATGAGGACAAGGCGGACGATTGGCGTTTCTCTAATCAATAAGGATATGAACACATGACAACCACCATCAACATCGGCGACGCGCTCAATCTGACGGGCTCCTCGCCCATCAACATCACGCCAGCGGCGCCGTTTCGCGCGGGTTACACGGGCCGCGTGACAGCCGCTCAGGATTTGAGATCGAACCCCATGGGTCCATGGACCATGGGGCTCTACAGCGGCGCTTTCGCGACTTACAAACCCGGCGACGCCAACAATTTCGCGACCGGCGCGTATCCACAGTTGTGTTGGCTCGGGGGTCAGGAGTGCGCGTATCCCAACGCGGACGCGGACGCCGATCTTGGCGGCACTGGCGTGGTGACCGCGAGCGCGGGCGTCGTCACGATGCAACCCGTCATCCCTAACAAGGTGGAACTGGCCGCCATCGCGGCGACCGCGACGGCGAATGTGAGCAACGGTTTTCCAAAAGCGAACACGATTGAATATCTCGCGGGCGCGCTCAATACGTTTCCGTATTGTCTGAAACCTCCGCTGGCGTTTGGTTTTTGGATTACGTTGCCCTCGGACATGAACAAGGGCGGGAGATGGCCCGCCGGTTGGCTGTTGGCCGCTCCGCCGTTGGGATGGCCTCCCGAGATCGATATATTGGAGGCGATCGAGCAGGGCACCGCGATCGAACTGACCAGTTCCAATCACGACAACGCGATCACGGGCGCGTCCATCACGGACATATGGGGACCCGGTTCGCCGGGTCAGAGCATGGCGATGATGGGCGTCGTTTATCCTGACCTGATCGCGACGTTTCAAAATGGAAAATGCGTCGCCACGTTCCCCACGCAATCCGATGAGGCGTCGGCCCTCTGGTATCTGATCCTCAATGACGGCATAGGCGCTCCGGGTTCGTGGGCGGGCGCTCCGCCAGCGGGCGCGTCCCTTGAGCCCACGGTGTTCTCTAATATCACGGCATACGCGATGCCCACGCTGTATCCCGGCGCGTCCGTCCCCACGCCCGCGCCGGTGCCCACGCCCACGCCCACGCCGCCCGCTGGCGCGCGTGCGCTGATCAATCAGGCGCAAACATTGCTGGCCCAGGCGCTTACGCTGGTCCCTTAATGTCTGGTCGCTCGCACTACGTTGCCGCGACATGAAGCGTGCCGATGATTGGCGCGAACGCCGCCGCGATAAGGAACGTGCCCGCAAGGCGCGGGCACGTTCCGCCGCGCCGTCCCGTTTCGATACGGGGCGGTTCGTCGCGATTGACGGGGAGGGGTTCGCGGATGGCGAATTGATATCCGTCGATATTGAAGATCGCCATTATGAGGGGCGCGACCACTTTTACGGGCTGTTGATGGACAGTGACGGCAATTCGATTGAAGCGCCTGACGGGGACAGGCTCACCACGAAAGAGTGTTTCGATTTTCTGTTGGATATCGCCCAACGTGATAAACTCGCCAATGTTGTTTGTTTTGGAGGTTCCTACGATGCTTGTCATATGCTCGCATTCGGACTGTCAAAAGACGCCATCGGAGAATTGCTGTCAAAATCGCTTACGCGGCGTGCTTACGTCGATATCACTCTATCAGATCGGGGAACTGGCGGTCATGCCACGGGAGGGCGAAACGATTATCGTATTGAATATCGACCCCGTAAAAGCCTCACAATTTGGCGGTTTGACCATGGGGCTGACAAATACCGCGCCCACGAGCGAAAAGACGGGAGGATCGAATGGAAACTGAACCCAGAGGCACGAGTGACATTGTGGGATGTATGGGGCTTCTTTCAAGGGAGCTTTCTAAGCGCGTTGGACAATTGGTTGCCGCACGATATGGACTACCAGTTTGTCAAACAAATGAAAGCTGGTCGGTCCACGTTCGCGCGCACCGAATTTCCGGAGATTCGACGATATACGTCAGTGGAATTACGATGTCTGGTGTCAATGATGGAAAAGGTCCGCGATGCGATACGTTCACTTGGGTTGACGATCAGTAGGTGGGACGGCGCGGGCGCTATCGCTGGCGCGATGTTTAAGAAACACAATGTGAAGGAACACATGGCGAAGTCTCCTGATGACGTGTTCACGGCGGCGTGTCACGCTTACGCGGGAGGACACATAGAGGCGATGAAACTAGGATACCACAAGGGCAAGGTATATCATTACGATGTCAACTCCGCTTATCCGCACCAGTTCCGCAAGCTTCCATCACTCTTACATGGACGGTGGGAAACCGGATCGGATGGTCTACCGTCAAGCGATTTCACGCTTGTTCGCGTGGCGTTTCATTTCCTGCCTGGACGCCCATTTTACCCGCTATTCCATCGAAGGCACGACGGCACCATCTTATACCCTGATCGAGGAAGCGGATGGTATTGGAAGGCAGAATACGACGCCGCCAGACGATACGCCGATGAATTTGGTCATTACACCTTTGATGCGCTTGAATGGCATACTTTCCGAGTAGATCACGTCCGGACCAACGCGCGACCCTTTAGCTGGATTGAGGATATGTATGCGCAACGCAAACAACTCGTGGAAGACAGTAAACGCACTGGCATTCCAAACGGGGCGGAAAAGACGATTAAGCTTGGTCTCAATTCGTGCTATGGAAAAACAGCGCAGCAAGTGGGTGCGCGCGTCAATAAAGGTGAATTACAACCTCCCGCGTATTTCCAACTCGAATGGGCCGGCTACGTTACAGCGGGTTGCCGTGCTCAGCTTATGCTCGCCGCGCTGGAAAAACCGAATGCGATTATTTCGTTTGCGACAGACGCTCTTTTCTCAAGCGAAAAGCTTGACCTTCATACTCCAACTGAAAAAACCCTTGGCGCGTGGGAGATGAAAATCCACGATGGTATGACCATCATCATGCCGGGAGTGTATTGGTTGCATGACGGCGACGCCATAGAACACTTCTCTCGCGGCTTCGATAAAACCACGATGTCCGATCCTCAACTCGTGCATCGCGCGTGGTCGCGGGGCGAAATTGAAATCAACGTGACACAAACGCGCATGATTACATTGGGCGTGGCGCACATGTCCGTGAACTTCTGGAAATTGCGCGGGATATTCGTGAGCGCGCCACGCGCGTTAAAAATCACAGGTGAAAACTCGAAGCGGGAACCGATCGATATTATACGGCTTTGCCCGCATCACGGCCTTGTGAACACACGCCCGCGCGTATTGGACGAAGACATGGACGTGTCGCTGGACGCGTTGATGTCGGCACCGTTCAAGATAAAGTTCCTGCCCACGCCAGAAGAAACCGACTTCACGGACGCGGGCGCCCAATCGTTCTTTTTGAACAGTCAGGAAAGCGCGGACGCGTTCTTCGTTTGATCTACCCCATGCGAGCCGCCGCCTTCCTGGTCGCGAGGATACCATCACACGGGAAACACTTGAGCGCGATCGGATGGACGTCATACGGAACGAATACGGCGGGCGGCGGAAAGATTGAGATGGCAACGCCGATCGTCATATTGAGATCGCTTCCCGGCGCGGCGGCCCCGCCGCCGATGTTATAGAGCGGGGTGCCATTGGCGCCGACGAAATTTCCATCCACGCTCGCGACAACGCCCGCGCCGCCGTTCGTGTCGGTTCCACTGAAACCGTTATTCGCCAACCAACTGTCAAGCACGGGCCTCTGGCGCCCAATGCCCACGCCGTAGGATGTGCTAAATACGTCCGTGCCAACGATTGTATATTCCACGTAAAAATTGCCGATCGAGCGCGCCACGCCCGTTTGAATGAGCCCGCCTCCCGTGAAGTTCGCGATGTAGGGCGTTTCCAGGCTCACATCGCCGACGATGCTGGAAGCGTCCAACGGGTTTGGAAAGCCGGAAAAATCCGGCCAGCCCGGAAAGTAACCGCCGGGCGGTGTGAGCACGAATTTATCCTGCCCCGTGTTCACTTTGATCACACACGCGTTGCCTTGCACCGTGAGATATAGCGGCGTCCGCCGCGCCGTTTGCAGTCCCGGCGGCGTGCCGGATGGATAGGGGATGTTGTCTCCGCTGAAATCCGCGCCATCGCTCGCGTTGTTCGTGATGACGTAGCCTGGGAACGCGGCGGGCAAGCCTTGCCACAATGGGGAGTAGGGCGTGCCGTCTCGAAACACGATCGCCGCCCATAGGTTCGTCGTGAGTGTTTGACCTACCGCCATCGCCATGCCTATGCTTGTTCACGCGAGCGTAGGGAAAAAGTGCATGGCGATCAATCCTGGCCCGTCGTTGACCAACGTAAGCGGGCAGAACATCTACGCGGTCATCAACGCCACCATTCCGCCCGAAGGGCCGAAGGCGATACCGCAAACCCTGGATTTCATCAGCGCCAACACGGTCCTGGTCGATTTCACCCTGGCGTTCTCGCAAGGCCGTATCACGGCGATACAGACGCTATGGCTGGACAATTCCGCGAATGATCAGCCGGTTCAGATCACGGTCGAAGGCACCCAACAGATCATCACCTTCCCGGCGGGCGCTCAGGGCACCATCCCGATCATCGCGGCGAACCGGCCGAAGTTCACCTGTGTGACGAACGGCGACGTGGCGCTGCAATCGGTTTGGCTCAATGTCCCCATGCCGCAAGCCCTCTGGTTTCCGGCTCAGGGCGCGGGGACCGTCGCCGCCGCCGCCGCTTCCACCAGCATTGCAGCGGGCGGCACGGCGCAAACGGTCTGGACGGCGGGCGCCGTGCCGAACGGAGGCGCCGTCGTGCTCAACCCGCTCGGCGCGTCCGAAAGTCTTTTCGTCGATATCGTGCAACCCGCCACGGACGTTTCGCCCGCCGTGAATGGCACGACGGTGGAACTTCCGGCGGGGAGCGATTTCATTATTCCGCCGGGCTTCCAGGGCGCGGTGTATGTCAACGCCGTCACCACGGGGCATAAATTCGTGGCCTATGGCGTGGGGACGGTGGCGGTATGACCCGGCGGGGCGAAGCCCGCGAGGGTCCAGACCTTAAGTTGGGGCGCTCGCGCCAAGGGGTTGCCGCGCCATGAGCAATCCTCCGCAAACCGGCCCTGGCGCGTTTGGCGCGCCCCCCAGGCCCGGCGGCGGCGGCGGCGGCGGCGGTTCGGGCACGCTCACCAAAATTGTCGCCGACGCGCCTCTGACGGGCGGCACGATTGAAACCAGCGGCACGCTTGGCCTCGCGATCGGTTCCGGTCTGACGTTGGCGGCGGGCACGCTGGAAGCGACGGCGGTTTCGTCCGAATGGACGGCGGGCGCGGTTTCGTCCCTTGGCGCTGGGCTTTCACTGCCGCCCGCGTCGCCAACTTCGTTCAACCCGTCCGACAAAAATTCCGCCGTCACCCTATCGAATGGCGATCAGACCGCGACGGCGCCGTCATCGTTTTCCAACACGTGGTGCGGCGTGCGCGGCACCACGTTCCTGTCATCCGGCAAGGTCGTGTTTGAAGTCACCTGTAACGCGGCGGACGGCTCTAACGGCTTCGTGTGGGGCGTGGCGAATGCCTCGTGGAATTTGAGCGGTGTCTATCTCGGCGAAGACGGCGACGGCATTGGGTTTCAGGAAGGCGTCGGCAACGTCTATTTCAATGGCACGACGGAAGTAAGCGACGTCTCCTGTTATTACAACGCCACGCCCGGCACGGACACGGCGATGGTGGCGATTGACTTCACGCAATCGCCGCCGCGATTTTGGTTTCTCGGCCCTAGCAACAATCAATGGAACGGTTCGGGCACCGCGAACCCGGCGACCAACACGGGCGGATTGTCGCTCAATATCACCGGTCCGCTGGCGCCCGCCTTCGTGCTGCACAACGGATCGAGCGCCGACGAAGCGACATTGAACACAACGGGCTCATTCGTCAACGTGATCCCTTCCGGGTTCGCGGCGTGGGACAGTGAATTTCCCGGCACCGCGTTGAGGCCCAATTGGCAGGCGGGCACGGTCGAAGCGATCGGCACCGGCCTGACCATCGCGGCGGGCGGCACGTTGGAAGCGACGGCGGTTTCGTCCGAGTGGACGGCTGGCGCGGTTTCGGCGTTAAACGGGCTGGCGATCAATTCCGGCACGATTGAACCCGTCGTGGGTTCCGGTCTCGCGATCAATTCCGGCACCATCGTCAACACCGAGACACAGGAATGGTCAGGCGGCACGGTGAGCGCGGTGGGCTCGGGCCTGACGATCGCCGCTGGCGGCACGATCGAGGCGGTGATACCGCCGTCCGGCAACACGTTTCAATCCGCCACGGTTCTCGGGGGATCAGCGATCGCGCTGACCACGACCACCCCGGCCAATATCACTTCGATATCGCTGGAAAATGGCCAATGGCTGGTCTATGGCGCGGTTTTTTATGAGAATGATTTGAACAATACCCAGGTAACCCGAACCGAGGCGTGGACATCGGAAGCGTCCGCCACGGCTCCCACGAGGCCCAACAATGGGGCTGTCGCCGACAATGGTTTTCCTAGCACGACGTTGGCGGCGGCGAATATCTATCCGGCGGGCGTTCCATCTCTTACGGTGGGCGTTCAAATGATTAATGTGACGAGCGGCCCCACCACGGTATATCTTTCAACCGCAGCGATTTTTGACGTGTCCACCTTATCGGCTTACGGTTTCATTGGCGCCGTTCCCTTGAACTAGGTTTTGGAGGTCGCATGTCGTTTCTCAATCCTGACAAGATGTTCGCGTCCCTGGTCAACGCCATGGGGTTGAAGCCGGACCAAATTCAGACTTTCGTGACGGAACTGGTAACAGAGTTGCGCGTGATGAAAGCGGAGCGGGAAGCGTTCAAGCCCGCCGCGTCGCGCGCCTACGCGGATGTCACGGACCGGCTCGCCCGCGTGGAGAACAAGATTGACGCGCTGATGATGTTGTTGCACGCTCGCGGCGTTTCGATCAGTCCCCCCAAACCCAACGGAGCAAGTCATGTCGGAAACCCAGACGCCGCCGGTTCCAACCTCGGCGGAAGTGGAAGCGAATAACGCGTCGGCCGCGCCGTCCGGCGACGTGCCGGGCTGGGTCGCGCAACTGCAAAACCTGTTAGCGTCCGTCGAAAGCAGGGTGACCCAGGTGGAAAACACCGTTGGCGCGCTGGCGCCGCTCTTGCCGGTGATTGAAACGGTTGTAGCAGCCGCCGCGCCGGAGGTCGCCGCGCCCGTCGCGGCGGGCATCGCCGCCGCCTCTGGCGTCGCGGGCGTGGTGGACGATCTGTTGACATCGCTCAATCAACACTTCGGCGCGAAGCTCGCGGGCCAGATTAAGTTGCCCGCCGCCGGAGCGGCCAGCGCCGCGAGTTCACAGTGAGGCGTCTCGCGCGTCGCGCCATCGGCGCGCTCTTCGCGCGACGCCGCCGACGCGGCGGCCTCTTGGCGCGAGCGTCCTGATATGGACCCCGAAGGCGTCCTGGTGGAAAGCGCCACCAGTGACGCGGACGTGGAGATCGCGCGCATCGAGGCGGAAAAAGACATCGCCTTGGCTGAAATCCACACGGAAAGCAATGAGGCGCGGACAGAAGCCGTGCTTGAAGCGCAAGCTGAGACTGACGACGGAAGGGATGTTGAATGGCTGGTAGCGGAACTGGCAGGCTTGCGGGGCTCGCAAGAGACGCACGCGGCAGAATTATCAGCAGTAAGGGAGCAAGTGGCCTTGTTACAGACAGCACAGGCGGAGACGGCGGGCCTTCTGGCGGGCCTGATCCTGAGCCAATCAACCCCGCCGCCGCCCTCGGACACACCGCCGGAGACGCCCCCGTCCGGCGAGGGAGACACGGCCCCCGAGGGAAATACGGTCCCCGAGCCTCCCGAGCAAGTAGTAGCGGACAAAACACCGAAAACGCCCGCGCGCCGTCCAATAGTGCGAATGTAACTACAATCCAGGCGAGTTTACGCGAAGTCCACGAATTTCTCGCCGCCATCTCTCACACGCCTGAGTTCGCGCTATCGGACGATGAAAGCAAGCGGCTGGCGGGCGCGTTGGTCAATGTGAGCAAGCATTACAAGGTGCCTGTCATCAACCCGAAATACGTGGCGTTGGCGACACTGGCGGGCGTGTCGTTTTCCATATACAAACCGCGCATCTCTGCCGTTCTATCAAAGAATAACGCTCGCAAGCCCGCGTCCACCAACAATACCGCGCCGAGTTCTGAAAAGCCCGCGCCGATGCCGTTAGCGGAGACGGCTCCGGCCGTGGAGGACTGGTTCGCTCAACCATCTGGAAATGCTTAAAACCCCCAACGACACGCAACGTCATGCCATTTACGGTATGACGGGCACGGGAAAAACAGTTTTCGGCTTGTGGTGTCTTTCGCAACGATCTTTCGACCGTATGCCATGGATTATCCTGGATTTCAAGCGTGACCCGACGATCGCGGATATTCCCCATGTGGATGAAATTGACGTTGGCGACCGCATACCTTCGCGGAAGGGCCTCTATGTGGTGCGACCGCACCCTCAGAAAGATAAAGAGGGGCCGATAACCGATTTTTTCTTCCGCGTGTGGGAAAAGGAAGGCACGGGGCTGTTCATCGATGAAAGCTATATGATCAACCGATATGATGAGGGGTTACGCGCCGTTCTCACACAAGGCCGGTCAAAACACATTCCCGTCATCGCGCTTACTCAAAAGCCGGTTTGGGTCTCGCCGTTCATTCACAGTGAAAGCGAGTTTAAGTCAGTCTTTTTTCTGCAAATGCCGCGTGATATCGATACAATACAAGAATGGCTTCCGCAGCGCGATAACAACGGTAACCGCGTCAATCCGGGCGGATTGCCGGATTATCACTCATACTGGTATGGCGTGCATGGTAGAGAGATCGCGCGCATGGGACCTTGCCCGCCAGAGCAAGATGTCCTGGACATATTCGATCGACGGCGCGTGAAAAAGTTCATTATCTAGGCTTGACACGGGATGGAATTTCAGTTCCGGTGCGCGGACTTCCCCCTGGAGCGCGCCAGTGAACAGTGAAAACATCCTCGGCATCAATGTGGCGAACGGGATCAGTATCCTGATCATGGGCGCTTTCGGCGCGCTCATCCTCGCGTTCATCCGCAAGGCGGTGACCGGCGGAAAAATGGGCGCGACGTCTTCCGGCGCGCGGGCGCCCGGCACGTGACCCGGCAGGGCGAAGCCCGCGAGGGTCCAGACCTTAAATTTGGGCGCTCGCGCCAAGTGACCGCCGCGCCATGAGCAACTTTTGCTACCGGGACGGTGGCACGGAGGTAAGCGCGCGAACCGCCGACGCCGCCAAGGCGCTGGTAGTTGAAATCCGCAATCCTCGGCACCGCGCGCGCACGACCGTTCGTATCACATGGAACGCCAAGGGCGTCGCGCGCATCGTGAAGGCGAAAACATGATCAAGCTGGATGATGTCATCAATCTCCGGCTTCTCTCGCATCCGCTCAATTGGGCAATCGTGATGACCACGCTGCTATTCGGCGCCATCGCGTGGCACATGATCTTGTCTCAAATGTCGCCTTCCGGGGCGCAAGTTTCACCAGTCGCCAGTTAGGGATAACGTCACATGATGGCAATGGCCGCGTCGCAACCGAACATCAACGACGTTGACGCGCAAATCACCGCGCTCATCCTCAAACAGGGCGAGGATATGACGCAACCCATCGCGTCGGGCTCGCTGGTGCCCAACGGTTCCAACAACACCGTCAACGTGCCCATGCGTCTCGTCGGTTTGACGCGCGGTTTCATCGTGAAGATCGTGGCGTCGTTCTCCAACACGTCCGCGTCGCACACGGGCGTGTTGACGGAGTTCGGCCCCGCCAACATCGTCAGCAACTTCACGGTCACGGACCTGGACAACTATCAGCGCGTCAACACGTCCGGGCTTCACATCAACGCGCTCAATTCGATTAAGGAAGGGTTCCCCTTCGGCGCCGCGATCCTGCAAAGCGCCACGGACAGCCCCGTCGCGTATGGGGACAATTATGGTGTCATTTCGGCGACCACGCCCATTCCAGAAGACGCGGAAAGCACGCCCGGCACCGGAACGGTGCAAATGTATTATTGGGTGCCGTTGGCCTACGGCAAGCGCGATCTTCGCGGCGCTCTTTATACTGGCGTCGTCAACGCTACCGCCTACATCGCCTTCACGCTCAACCCTACGCCCGTGGTATATTCCGGTGACGCCACTCTGGCCGTCTATACTTCGGGCGGTGCCGCTGGGTCCATTACTTACACCAACGTCACCTATACGGTCTATCAGAACTACATAGACCAAATCCCGAGATATACGGGCGGCAAGACGCCCGGCGCGCCGATCCTGCCCCCGGTGTCCATGCGGACGCAATACCGGCTCTTCAACACGTCGCTGTCGGCGATTTCCGCGAACCAGGATTTCCCAATCCCGTTCTCCAACTTCCAGTCGTTTCTGTCGGCGTATCTGATCTATGATCAGGCGGGCATGCTCAACCCAGGAACCGATATCAACGCGTGGAAGATCGCCGCCGCCAACACGTTGCAGTTCCAATACCTGGACCCAATCACGCAATCGTTGCGCACGCGCATACGATTGATGATGGACGTGCCAACCGGCGCCTACTGGTTTGACTTCCGCGACGCGCCGATCAACACCAATCAGGCGGGCAACATGCAAATCCTGTTGAACCCGTCGACGGCGGCGGCCGGGTCTCAGGTGCTGGTCATGTGGGAAAGCTTCGCCGACGTCAACACCATCCTGGGCGCTCAGTCGCTGCCAGCATCTTAACCCCAAACCCGAGGGCACGCGCGTATGTTAGGCAAGATGATGGATACAATCTCGAAACCATCTGGCGGCATGACATACGCGCAACTCGCCGCCGCCACCATCTTCGTGATTACCGTCGCGCTGGCGTGGCGACAGGTTGTCGCCTACATTCTAAGAGAGGTTTGAACAATGAACTGGTCGCACCTGATCGTGTTGCTTGTCGCCGTGGTCGCTGGGTATTGGCTTGGCGGCAAGTTCCCAGGTTACCTGACGAAGGCGACTGGCGGGATTGTAAGCGGCTGATATGCCAACGCTTAGCGCACCAGCCGCGCCAAGCGTCACGATCAACAACACGGCTTATTTGTTCTTCGTGCTCTTCGGCGCGTTCATCGTGTTCATCACGATACGCGGCGATTTGCCGAAATGGCTGGGCTTACTCGGACTGGCGGGCAGTCCGAGCGGCGGCACGACCACCGCGAACACCACGTCCGCCAACGGCCCGCCAACGCCGCCATCAACCCCGAACCTTTTGGGCAATGCCTCTTCGGACGCTTCCAGTGCCAACACCTATGGCGGCGTGATCTCCACCGCGACGCCAAATAACAGTCTTGGGGTGGACGCGGGAACGTGGGATACGGGAGGCGTGTGATATGCCGTTTGTCCTGATCGCGCTTGGTCTTTTGTTCCTGGTGGTCGCCGTGCAAGGCACGCAAGGTAGTCTGTTCACCTTGCTAAAGTCTGAATTTGTCGGCACCAATTCGTTCATCCCATGGGTCGCCGCTTTCGTCATCCTTGGGCTCGCGGGTTACATCAAACCGATCCGCCCGCTGGCGCACGCGTTCCTGGCGCTGTTGTTCCTCGTGCTCGTGCTGGTCAACGGCAAGGGTTTCTTCGCGCAGTTCAACAACGCGCTGAAAAACCCCATGGCGCCCGCCGTGACGCCCTCCGCGCCGTCACAGAGCGCCGTCGCGTCCGGCGCGGTGGCGAACCCTCTTGCGGCCTTGAACCCTTCGGGCATATCGTCCAATCAATCCGACGCCCTGGCGACAAGCCCCTACACCCTCGCACCAGGACTGTTCTAGTTCCGGCCGCGTAGCACGAGGAAGAAAGCGTAATGTCCGACAACCTCATCACGGGCCTGATTTCCGTTCTGATCGCTCTGGTGGGGCTGGCCTCCCTGTCCGTCATCCTGTCACCCAAGGCGCAAACGTCACAGGTGCTACAGGCGGGCTCGCAGGGGTTCGCGGCCGATCTCAACGCGGCGACGTCGCCCGTCACGGGTAGCTCGGGGAGTTCCCTGACGATGCCCACGCTTTCCATGCAAGGCGTCTGACACATGGATATGGCCCTCATCCGCAAGCGCCGGGTAACCGGCACCGTCGCGAGCGAAGGCGGCGACGTGACCGGCGGACCCTCGGGTATCGGCTGGTCCACGCATAATCCGATCGCCGCCCAGGAGGCGCCGGAATACTACCGCCCGGTGTGGCACGTGGGCCATTTGGTCTACCAGGGCGGTGTGCCCGCGCTGCGGCGGGCCTCCCTCACGGGAGGCGGGTTCATCTATGAGCGGGACTACGCGGGCCGCGAGGGGCCGTCCTGGCAACCCTACGCTACTCCCGTGACGTCGCAGGTTGGGTCCGGCACGTTGCCATCCCGAGCTAACTTTCTAACCGCCCTCTTCGGGGGAGCGGTGGGAGCAAACCAATGAGTAGCGGCGTAGCCCAAAACATTCCGGACGTGGAAGCAAACAATCTGACCGTGCTCGGCGTCGTCATTTTGAACGGTGGAACGATCGTGGGAGTGAACGCGATAGGAGCCGGTCTCACGCTCAACGCGGGCGGCACGCTGTCCCTGGCGACCATCCCCGCCGGAACCCTCATGGGCAATCCCGGCACCGTCGCCGCCGCCGCCGGAGAGATCGTCGTTGGCACGAGCCTCGCGATCACGTCCGGCACCCTCGCTGTAACGTAAGGCTGTCGCGATGGACGAGATTTGGGGTTACATCAAGGAACATCCGTTGATCATCGCGCTTGGCCTCGGCGCGGTGGTCATCCTGTATCTCGTGATGTCCAACTCAGGCGGAGGCGGAGGCGTCGCCGCGTCATCCAACGATATCGGCGCCAATGAAGCCTCACTCGCGGGCGCCGAACTGTCGGCGCAGTCGCAGGAACAACAAATCACGTCGCAGGCCACGGCGCAGCAAAACCTCGCCGATACCCAGGCGAGCTACGGGCTGCAACTGGCGCAAATCAACGACAACGCGACAACGACCCAGGACAATACCGCCGCCGCCGTGTCGGTTGATCAGATCACCGCTCAGGCTCAGGAGAGTGATGAAAGCATCGCCGCTTCGTTGCAATCGTCACTGGCTCAGGTCGGACTTGGCGCCGACCAGATACAGGCGAACCTGCAAGGGCTGGAAAGCAACAATCAGACTTCAACCGATATCGCGTCCATCGCGGCGGGCGAACAGGATCAGATCGCCAACTATAACGAACAGACGGAACTTGGCATCGCCAACATCCAGGGTCAGGTCAGCATCGCCAATGTCAACGCGGTCGAGGGACTTGGCATCGTGCAATCGAACAATTCCGCGTCCATCGCCAACACCGCTTCCAACAACGCGCTGACCGGCAGCGCGATCAGTTCCATCGCGAGCTTGTTCTAATGTTCAATCTGTTCAATATCGACGGCAAGGCGCTGCTGCCGATCGCGCTGGCGGTGTTGGCTGCTTTCGGTGTGTATTGGCTTTATACGAAGTCACAGGCCAATCAGGCGGCGACGGCGGAAGCCAACGCCAACGCCACGGCGCTAAACGCGGAAGGCGGCGGCGAGGATACGGCGGACCAACAACTGGCGACGCTTGAGGCGTTGTTCGGCGGCGGCTCTACGACCACCGACACCACGCCAACCGATCAGACGGTGTTGTCCGCCCCCGGCACCACGGTAACCGGGGCGGGCACGACGACAACGACCACCACGCCAGCGGCGCCAACCACGTCGGGCAGTTCAACCGGCGATACGACGGTCAATCAGGTGTGACATGGGTAGTATATCGCAAATTCTGATCCTCGCGTTGCTCGCGCTCCTGGTCGTGTTCCTCTGGCAAAAAGTCCGGGGCGGAGGGCAAATGTCATGACAAATGACACGAAAGCGGAGATCGTGCTTGTCGCCGTCGCGGCCGTCGCGGTGCTATGGCTCTGGCACAACAACACTCAGGCCACGGGCGACAGCGGGTTAGGCGCGTTTCCCTCGTTCTCGCTCAACAACCCGCAGGCCGCGCCGGGCGCCGTCAACTTCGATATACCGGCGCCAACAGCCGGTTACGATCCGACCATCAACCTGCCCGCGTGGAACCTGCCATCCTTCACGTTGCCAATGGCGGCGGGCTCGCCGTCTTCGTGCGATTGCTCGCAACAGACCGATCAGGCTTTCGGTTCCAACTCCGACCTGAGTTCATGGCTTAACAGCACGCTTGACCCGGCGACAATGGCGGCTCAGGCGTCGGACTGGTATTGAGGTAACACCATGGCCAACAATGTCCATCACACCTATTCCTACGGCGCGGCGGCGTCCGGCGACATGCACCAGCCGCCCACGGCCTTGCGCATGAACCCCGGCCGCGTCTCGCTGCACCCCCTCCAACGCCAGGGCAAGGTGTCCGCCACGGGCGGATACGGCTCGCAGTCGGCCCAGGGCTTTAACGGCCTGGGAGGCGATTTCCCCGCCTCAATCGTCAACATGAACCTGCCTCCCACGGTGCCGATCACGAATGGCGACATGGAACGCTTCGCGATCTGACGCGGCGTAAAAGGCTGTCATGTGTCAGGCTTCACGTCCCTTGAACAACTTGTCCAGAATTTTGAAAGTTCTGGCGGCGACTATTCGGCTCAATCGCCAACAACATCGGCGAGCGGGGCGTATCAGTTCATCACGGCGACGTGGCAGCGTTTTCTCATCGCCATTGGCGGCGACGTCGCGCGATATCCCACGGCCGCGAGCGCACCGCCCGCCGTGCAGGATGCTGTTTTCGCGCAAGCCGTCCAGACGTCGGGGTTGTCGTCCTGGACCTGTCCAGGCTGCGACACGGCGCTGTCCAATTACGTCGCCGCGAACCCCTCCGTTCTCAGTCTCCCAACCTTGAGCGCGTCCGGCTCAGGCGTGCCGGGTTCCACGAGCACGGTGGCGGGCACGACGCCGCTGGCGCCGACGAATGGGTCCGGCACCACGGGGACGCCATCTGACACCACGGCGTCCGGCGCGGCGGCGCAGGATCAGGGCTGCGGCCCCTGGTATTTTCCCACCACGTGGTTTTGCGCCCTGGGCAACGCCCTGTCCGCTTTCGCCGCGCGCGGCGCGTTGCTTATCCTGGCCGTGGTGTTTATCTTCGGCGCGCTCGTGCTGTTCGGGCTCAAGTCAGGCATCGGCGTGGAAGAAAGTCAGGGGTCATAGATGGATGAGCCAAGCGTGGCGGCGATAGCGGGGTGTGTTCTTGGCGTGGTCACGACCGTTTCAACCGTCATCAATAACTACATGACGTATCGGCTCAAGGTCCAGGCGATCGCCAATCACGATCTGAGCGCGTCCAACGCCGTCGCGTTGCGAGTGGTCAGCGAGAGAGTAGACGGCCATTTGTCCAAAATGACTGACATCGTAGCAGTTTCCGTGAAAGCCGATCAGGTCAGGGCACTCAATGGCGACCACTGACAACGATACGTTCGATCTGGCCCAACTCATGGACGATCTACAAATCGACGAAGGCCGCGAGCTTCTGCCCTATACAGACACCATGGGCAAAATCACGATCGGCGTCGGCCGCAACCTGACCGATCGCGGCATCACGGACGCGGAATGCGACGCCATGCTGGCGGACGATATCGCGCTCGTGTGTGGCGAACTGGACAAGTCCCTGTCCTGGTGGCGCCTCATGCCCGCGCCGCGACAACGCGTCCTGGCGAATCTCTGCTTCAACATGGGCCTGACGAAGCTGTTGGAGTTCACCACGTTCCTGTCCCTCATGCGAACCGCTCAGTTCCATGCGGCGGCGTCCGACCTACAGGGGACCGCGTGGTATGGCGAAGTGGGCCAGCGGGGGCCGCGCACCGTCGCGCGTTTGCTCAGCGCGTGAAGTCATGTGGAGACATGCCGTCGCATGTCATGTGGAGACATGCCGTTGCATGATGATCAGAACGCCTTCCGGGCGGGGCTAGGAGCGGCATTCCTGGCGCTCATCTTCCTGGGGATACTGGGAACCCTGGTGCGCCGCGCCGCGTCCATGGCCTACCAGGAAGGCCGGGAAGACGCATACGCGCGCGGCTGGATGACGGGTTTCGCCTATGGCAGGGAAGAGGCGGAGCGGGAGACGGCCCCCGCTCCCGTTGATAAAGAAGATTAGTCGGACGGCGTCAGTTCCGTGATGGCATACGTCGAATAATCCTTGCCGCGCGATACCGGCAGGCGCGTGATCTGATACCATTTCCCCACGTAAGTATCATCCGGATAGGCTTTCGCCATTTCGGAGCGGAATACCGTGGTCCAGGTGAACAGCCGCGCCTCGCCGTTGCTCGATTTGATCGTTGACGCGAAGTGGTCACCCTTGATCTTGCGCGGGCGCGGGTTGCCGTTTTCGTCCAATAGAGGCGACAGAATGCGAACCTTGTCCACCATCTGACAAACGAACGCCTGTCCGGGCGGAACCTCCAACATGGGGACGGAAACATACTTCGCCACGGCGAAACCGGGCGGCAGGCTACGGCCAAACTCCACGTTGGTTGAAACCTCCCGCGTATCAGCCCGTGCCCGCATGGGGAGGATTTCGCCCGTCTGTTCGTCGATTTCCTCGCGCGGGGCTGTTCTGGTCGCTGATCGTGCCATTGGTGTTACTCCACATATTTTCGCGCAAAAGCGCGCGATCGCGCATTTTGAAGTTGTTTTGTAGGAAATTGCACGTTACAACGTGTTCATGCCAACCGGAGCGACCGGACAGGCGAAAAGGATGAATGAGATGGCTGAAACGTATGAAATGGTTTTACGCTCGAAAGCGTTGGTTGAGTGTTATGAGTTCTGGTCAAGCCCCGCTCGGCTTGTCGGATCAGATGACGACCGCGCTCAGGCGTTGCACATGAGAGAATGCGCCCTGCGAGAGCTTCACTACCTGGAGTCGGATCAGATGACGACCGCGCTCAGGCGTTGCACATGAGAGAATGCGCCCTGCGAGAGCTTCACTACCTGGACAGCTCCCTCGCGGGAGGAACGCGCGAATGTTAATGGCCCTCGCGGCGCTCGTGCTCGCGATCTACCTTCTCGCGCGTATCGCCGCCTTCGCCGCCCATGTGTTCCTCTACGTGGTCGCGGCGCTCGTGTTTTGCGTCGGGTTGACCGCGCTCACCCTGGGCATAGCGCACGGACAAACCCTCCAATATCGCATCCAGGCGGCTTCCGCGTTTCAGGCGCGCGCCAACACGATGCGATCGAACAACACCGCTAACCAAGCCTACCTACTCACCAGGAGAATGTGCACATGCAATATCACATTGACACAACGCCCCTTGATTACGTCGCCGATTTTTGGCACGCGCTAGGAGCCTCGGCGCTCCCCCTCACGGTCGCCGCCGTCCTGGTGTTCCTGATCGTGCGGGGCCTGCGGAGCGCGTTCAAGTGACGCCGCGTCACTATCGCGCGAAGGCGCGATGCGGCGTCACCAGCCGTAAGGGGTTACCGCTGTGAGCTCCCAGCCCGTGTTTGAACAGACGCGCGAAATCTCGGGCGGCACGATCGAAGAATGCTTCCACGGAGTGTCCGACCACTTGTGCGAGGCGCTGCGGAAGGATACGACGCTGAAATATACGTCGCAGGGCCGCTTCGCCATGATGGAGGGCGTTGTTCATTACGAAATGACAGTGAAGTTCACACCACACGAAAGGTCAGGCACGGCATGATATCCTTCCATCTCAGAGACCGACGCGAAGGAAATCTATCGTTTCTCAATCAGGAGTATCCAAATGTCGCAATTGATAATCAACCGAAGGGGTGAACACGCCCGCGTCACCAGCACCACGGACGGCGGCGTCACGCTGCAAACGTCCGTGCGATACGACGCGATCACTGACACGCCCGCCATGGCCTCGGCTAACCTGTATATGGACAGGCGCCAGGGCATCGCGCTCGCGCTTGAATTGTGCGACGCTCTGGGGCTGGCGTGTGAGGTATCACGCGGCGAAAGCGCCGTCAATCTAAATCGCAAGGTGTCGTACCTGCGACCGATTGGAGGAGCCAATGTTTGAAATCGCGCTCGCCGGGTTCTCGTGCTACGCCGTGGGCGTGGCGTGCGGATGGTTCGTTGGTCATATGTTCGGAGTGTTGGACGGGATGACGCGACAGTATATCAAGGATATGGAACGCGAGGCGAAGACCTATGCGGCGTCGCCGAAGTTTCACCCTTGGGCGCCGGAGGATATGACGAACCGAGGTCCATACTTCACTGATACGCCATCGGAATATTAACACTTCTTCTGACTTTCGCACAGCCCCGCTTCGGCGGGGTTTTTCTTGCGTTATGCACGTGCGCAGACGTTGACTTATGCACAGGTCGTCGCGCGTTGTGCGAAAGTGTATTTATGCACATGTTGCGAATTGGAATCGAATGCGGACACCTACGTGGGG